TTCAGATTTTAGCGTTATTATGGTTGTTGCTGTCGATCCAGAGAATAATGCCTACGTTCTTGAGTACGAGAGGCATAGATCAATTCCAACTGTTGGTCCAAGAGGTACGGATGACAAATTAACTGGGAAAAAAGGTGTTGTTGATTATATTATGGAATTACATGAGAAATATCATTGTCGTTCAAGTACAGTTGAAGATGTGGCAATGAACCGATCGGTGTTTCAGGCATTAAATGAGAGACGCAGAATCGAAAATAAGTTTGAAGTTGCAGTGATACCTGAGAAGCCAGGAGGTCAACAGAAAAGAAATAAGATTTATTCAGGTTTATCTGGCAGATTTAGCACAGGAACGGTATATTTAAGAGACAATATGTTCGATTTAATGCACGAAATCGTTACATTTGGGTCAAAAATGGCACATGATGATACAATTGAGACACTTTTTTATGCACTTTTGCACGCTTACCCTCCAAATATGAAGCCAAAAGGTGAGGGAAAGGAAAGAAAGTGGTTTAAACCAAAAAGAAAGGCAAAGCCTTGGATGGTGGCATAAATGAATAGAATTTTAAAAGATAGCGAAGTCTGATGGCTAAAGTAAAAACAGCCGAAAGAATACACGATGTATGGAGATCAGCGAATAGCCAAGAGAGAATTAAATGGCAAGTGGACAGTCAAAGAGGATATGATTTTTATCTTAATGAACAATTAACGAAGTCGGAGAAAGATGCTTTAGAAGAATCTGGGATGCCCACATTCATGATTAACAGAATTACTCCCATTATTGAGATAATGAAGTATTTTGTTACAGCGAACAATCCTAGATGGAAGGCTGTTGCTGTAGAAGGTAGCGATACAAATATTGCACAAATTCATAGTGATATATCTGATTACTGTTGGGGTATATCAAATGGGAAATCAGTATATGGAAGTGTGATTTTAGATTGTCTTGCAAAAGGCATAGGATATTTCTTTGTAGATGTTGATACTGACCTTGACAATGGAAAGGGAGATGTAATATTTAAAAGAATAGACCCTTATGATGTTTATCCTGATCCAATGAGTAGGGATTTTCTCTTGAGGGATGCTTCTTTTATTCTAGTAAAGAAAATGGTTTCACGAAGGCAGCTGAATCAAATGTTCCCAGAGCATAAGAGGAAGATAAAGAAAGCATCAATGCAGGGTGGGGGAGATGTTTATTCTCAGGCTGACCGTGGAGAAGCTGATGCTATAATTCCTGAGGATATTATAACTGCTGTAGACGAGCATGGTGAGAAGGATGATATTCTTGATTACTATGAATGTTATGAGAAGACCAGAGTTGCTCATTACAATTTAACTATTAGTGTTTATCCTTCTAAAGATGATATTAAAAAAGTTAAACAAATAGGGGAAAGACAACTTAAAGAATATATTGAGGAACTCTCCGTTTCGACTAAAGAGAAGATTCTTCAAATAGAAACAGCTTTTGAATCAGGTGAGATGATAGAAGATAGAGCTGCTTTAGAGATAAAGAAAGCTGAAGAAGCCCTTCAAGCTGGTATTAAAAGGAAAAAAGCGGAACTTGATTATGCTACTCAAGAGGAACTTAATAGGACAGAGCAAAAGGTTGTAACTGAAGAAGACTACAAAATTCTTATACAAAATAAGGATGTAGTAAAAACAATAATAGATGCATCTTTATTTCATGAGAGAAGAGTAAAGGTATCTTGTACTGTTGGTAGTGATATAACTCTATATGAATATATTCTTCCAATTTCTGATTATCCTATAATCCCCATTCCTTATATGTATACGGGGACTCCATTCCCCATGAGTGCTGTTATTCCCATGGTTGGGAAGCAACAAGAAATTAATAAAGCTCATCAAGTAATGTTGCATAATGCTAACCTTGCTTCTAATTTAAGATGGTTATATGAGGAGGGAAGTGTTCCAGAAGATGAGTGGGAACAATATTCTTCTGCCCCAGGCGCATTATTAAAATATCGACCTGGATTTACTCCTCCAACACCAGTCCTGCCAGCTGCTATTAACAATGCTTTTTATACAGTTACGCAAGAAGGTAAAGGGGATATGGAATATATTGCTGGTATTCCTAGTGCGATGATGGGTTTTGTACAGGAACAAGCAGAAACATATAGAGGTTTACTTGCGAATGATGAGTTTGGTACTAGGAGAATAAAGGCTTGGATGAATAGTGTTTTAGAACCAGCGTTGGAACATTTAGGTATGGTTTTTAAAGAACACGCCCAGAAACATTATCAAATAGATAAGGTATTCAGAATTGTTCAGCCTAATTCCTCTGGAGATTATGATGAAAAGGAAACAAGAATTAATATTCCCATATATAATGATTATGGTGAACAGGTTCAACTTTGGAATGATTATGCATCTTCAAGATTTGATATAAGAATAATAGCTGGAGCAGTAATGCCTATTAATAGATGGGCGTTAATAGAGGAATATTTTAAATGGTTCCAGGCTGGTCTTATAGATGATATAGCTATGTTAGCAGAAACTGATGTCCGTGGGAAGGAAGCAATTATAGAGAGGAAATCTCTTTATGCTCAATTGCAATCACAGATTGAACAATTAACAGAACAAGGTAAAGATAAGTCTGGAACAATTGAGACTCTTGAACGTCAATTAGTACAAGCTGGAATAAGGCATAAGGTGGATGTAGGCTCTGCTGACACAACCCGTGACACTCTTGAAACAGAAGCAGCACAAAAATATTACAGAAAACTTCTTAAAGATGATTATGATAAAAAGAACTTGCAGGACAATGATAATAAGAAATAAATTTCAACAATAAAAACAGGATCAAGAGATTATGGAAAATGAAACAGGCAACTCTTCAATAGAAGACCCCCAATCCAGTCCAGGATCAATCTCATCTGATGACTTTTTTGCTGCATTAGACAGCGAAGTCAATCAGGGGATTTTGGATGATGACTCTTCACTCAATTTATCTTCTAACGAGGGTGTTGTTCGTGAAGTTCAGCAAAAAGAGGATGTCGAGACTCTCAAAAAGCGGTACGCAGATTCAAGCACAGAAGGAAAACGACTTAACACTCGCCTAAAGGAACTTGAACCTTACTTACCCATACTTGACGAAATGCGAAAAGACCCTAATTTAATTACTCATGTGAGAGATTATTTTAAGGGTGGAGGTCAAACTCCAGAAAGCATAACGCAGAAACTTCAATTGGATGAAGATTTTATATTTGATCCAGATGAAGCGGTTTCTAAACCTAACAGTGATTCGGCAAAAGTGCTGAATTCTACTATTGATGGCGTTGTACAGAGCAGGCTTAATGAAAATGTTCAGAAACAGAAAGAAGAAGCGAAAGTGCATTCCGAAATTGATGACTTTAGAACTAAGCATGATATGACAATGGATCAATGGGATGAATTCAAAGCATATGCAGATGCTCGACCTCTTTCTTTGGAGGATATTTTATATCTAAAGAATAGAGAAGATGGAGAGGAAGTGCCGACCAGATCATCGGGTGTAATGGAAAGAGCCTCTCAGCATACTAAAAATGCGCAGAGTAAGCCTCGGTCTTTAGCATCTGTTGGTTCTACGGTTAGTACTGCTTCAGAAGAAGATGAAGTGTTTGATGCTATTATGGGGATTGACAAGCAACTTGAATCCGCATTTGGTTAATAGCTGAACGCTCATTAGCCAGGTGCTTTAACCCTAAGTAAAAAGGAGTAAAGTCAAATGGCTGATTTATTTCAATTAGGCAACCTTGGTGTTGCTGATGATAATAGTAGTCTATCGACTGGTGACCTTAGACGAAAGTACAACTTCGGGAGTAGAGTATCTGAGTTAGCAATAGCACAAGACCCTTTCTTCCGCTTAGTTAGTAAACTATCTAAGAAACCATGTGACGACCCTCAGTTCAAATTTACTGAGAGGCGTCCCTCGTTCCACAAAAGATACGCTTATGCGTGGGGAGCAGCCGATTCTGGCGCACCTTCCGTAGGTGGACCTTTAACTGCCAATACCACGAAAATCGTGATGGCTGGGGATTACTATTCTGCTGGAAATAAAGGCAGTGTTTATGGTAATTCTAGCAATCTCATTACGATTGGTGGAAGTGGCACAGACCCTGAGTTTTTTATCCCAGGTCAACTTGTTAAAATACCCGCATCTGGTACTTTAGGTGATCCCTATACTGGATATGCGATATTTAAGGTGACTGGTGTGGCTGATTCTGCTCAGGCTAACATGAAACTACTTACTGGTGAAATGGTAAAAGTTCCGACGAATTTGGCACTTACCTACGATCACTCTAGTGACTCTGGATTGGGAGGTTCTTCTCAAGAAGCTCTTGCAGAAAAACGATCCTTTGTTATTGGTACGGCGTTTGCCCAAGGTAGTGGATACCCCGAAACATGGAAAGACCAGCCTTTCTCAACTGGATATGGTAACACCCAGATTTGGAAGACTGCGATGGCAATGGATAATACATCCAGAGCTACGGTCTTAAAATACGACGCTAGTGAATGGGCTAGAGTATGGAAAGAAAAACTGATCGAACATAAATTCGATATTGAACAATCACTTCTGTTTAATAGCACAGCCGACACAAGTGGCGATGCTTGGTATACAGATGGTGTTGTTAATTACATATCTGGTTTTGGAAATCAGTTTTCTATGCCTCTAGCTACTAAGTCTCAAGATGATTTTCTTGATGACCTTAGTGCATTTCTAGACCCCCGTTACAACAATGCAAATGCAACTATGTTTTTCGTGAACACTGCAGTTTACAATTGGTTGCATAAGCTAAGTGGTTACTTTGCCAATAACATTGGTCAAGTACAACCTTGGACTGGTGGTGACACTAGTAGTGCCAGAACACCTGGATCTCATGAGAGTCGTGTCTTAGCGAGAGCTGATTTCTCTATGATGGGAAAAAAGAAAGTCTTTGGCGTGGACATTTCAGTAATTTCTACACCTTACGGTGATATGAATGTTGCTCGGAATATTCACCTCGATGGAACAGACATTAATATGCTTGGTATTAATATGCGTTATGTAGCCTACCGTCCATTGGTCGGTAATGGCTTACAACGTGATACTGCCATTTATGTTGGTGTCCAGACTTTAGAAAACAGTGGCGTTGACCGTCGGGTCGACTTAATTCAGACAGAAGCTGGCTTGGAAATTCATATGCCCGAAGCCCATGCTATCTGGACTGCATCGTAAGGAGGGAATGAATAATGGCTAATCCTCTATATGGACAAAATAAGACTGACTCCTCACTCAACTATTTCAAAGATGTGCTTTCAGGTAGTGCTACCTGGGATCCTTCAGGAATAGGCGATGGTGACGAGCAAGCAACAAACATCACTGTTCCAGGTGCTGAACTTGGTGACTTTTGTCTAGCTAGCATAAGTGTTGATATTCAGGACATGGTTCTGGACGCACAAGTGACAGCTGCAGACACAGTTACCTGTGTACTGGCTAACAATACAGGCGGTGAAGTTGACTTAGGTTCTTCAACTGCATCTGTTATTGTTATTAAAGCAGTATAAGGAGGTAGATCATGGCTAGAGCAAAAATGGGCGGATCTGCAGGTTGGCTGCTGGTAAAACT